TTTTCTATATATCTAACCCAACCGGCAGAACTTAATTCTTATTATACTAGCAAAAATGCACTTTTTAACTTCTAGTAAGTAACTTGTTGATTTAGAAAGGAATAAAGTTTTTAGTAACAAATTTTGTAAGTGTATCTATTTGATATTATTAGACTACCGTATAATTATTCAGTTTTTCTGAATATTTATTCAATTTAATCCATTAAATTTATAAATGCATCTAGAATGTGCTAGAATGCATTGTATATACTATCCAATATAATTTATCATTTAAGATGAAAAAGTGCATTCTAGGTGATATTATTTTTGCAAATAAAAGTAATTTCTTTAATTTTTATTATTAAAATTCAAATTATTTTGTTTAACTTAATAAGGAGATAATATGATTACGATTAACGGGACAGAATTTATACAAAAAGAATACCCGGTTGGGGAACAGATTCTTGAATTTTCAGAAGAAAATCTAAATGCTATTCTACGATCAAAAGATGTAGTTATCAAATGGCATTATAAAGATGATAAAGATTTTATGACTTTATGGTTTATTGTACAAAAAATCAAAAGTATGAAACACGGTATGCCAGGGATTCAACCTTATTATAAAAATCTTAAGGAATTACATATTCCTTATTTTCCATACGCAAGAATGGACCGTGTAAAAACTCCAAATCAGTTCTTTTCATTACAATACGCAGCGGATTTTATCAATTCATTAGGATTTGAAAAAGTAATTGTTTCTGATGCTCATTCTGATGTGTTATTAAATGTTGTTAATAATATTGAAAACAAAAATAAAATTGATTCGCTAATTCATGATTCGTTTGATGCAGCTGAAATTCCAGCAGGAAAAACCTTAAAGGATTATGTAATTTGTTTTCCGGATAAAACTGCGGTCAAACGTTATGGTCATTTAGCAAATGAATTTTACGGAGCAATTTCAATTGAGAAAATTCGCGATTTTAATACGGGTAAGTTATTATCATTTGATTTGAAAGTATTATCTGATAATAAAGATTTTGACAATAAAGAAGTAGTTATTGTTGATGATATTTGTTCTTATGGCGGAACATTTATCGGTGCAATGGATGAAATTAAAAAACTATGGTATATTCCTGGGTTTCATTTAGTCGTAACACATCTTGAAAAATCTTTCTTTTCTGGAAAATTAAAAGATCTAACAGATCTTAAATCTGTAACAACATCAAATTCGTTTGACTATAATTTTAAAGGTGAAAAATGAATAACATTTTAAAAACATCAAGTATTCCAGCTTTATTATGCGATTTTTATAAAATTTCTCATAGAGCACAATACCCAACTGGAACTGAAGTAATTTACAGCACATTAACGCCACGTACAAATAAATATGCTCCAAAAGTTAATGGTAAACCAATTGATCAAGTTGTAGTATTAGGGTTTCAATACTTAATTAAAAAATACTTAATTGACTTCTTTAATGATAATTTCTTTAATAAATCAGCGAAAGAAGTTTTAACACAATACAAAACATTTATTAAAAATACATTAGGTGTTGAAGATAATGGTGATCATCTAAAAGAACTACATGAGCTTGGTTATTTACCATTAAGAATTAAATCAATTCCTGAAGGCGAAGCTGTTGGTATTAAAGTTCCGGTGATGACAATTGAAAATACCCATCCTAAATTTTATTGGTTAACAAATTATTTTGAAACTTTGATTAGCTGCACTACATGGCAGCCAATGACATCTGCATCCATTTCTTTAGCATATCGAAAAATTTTTGAAAAGTATTCTGAAGAAACTTGTGATAATAATAATCATATTATGTTCCAAGGTCATGATTTTTCAATGCGTGGAATGAGTTCTTTAGAATCAGCTGAATTATCTGGTTTAGGTCATTTAGTATCATTTGTTGGGACAGATACAATTCCAGCAATCACCGCTGCTGAAAAATATTATAAAGCAGATGGCTTAGTTGGTACATCAATTCCAGCAACAGAACATTCTGTAATGAGTTCTCATGGTTTAGATGATAAGAAAACATTTGAATTCTTGCTTGATTTATACTCAACTGGATTTTTATCTGTTGTATCAGATACATACGATTTCTGGAATGTTGTTGAAAATGTTTTGCCAGCTTTAAAAGATAAAATTTTAAAACGTGAAGGTAAATTGGTTATTCGTCCAGATTCTGGTGATCCTGTTGAAATTATTTGCGGTGTAGATTTATCAGAAGCATTTAACTTCAATTCATTAAAAGAAGCATTTAATTATTATGTAAATTCTCCGGTATTTGGTCCTAAATATTGTGTCATTAAGGATGACATTTACTTAGTAACGAGTACAAATATTTTTGAGCCTAGTTTCAAATTGGTAACAAATGAACCTTATGTAAAAGGCTTAATTCAGTGCTTATATGAAACTTTCGGTGGATATATTAACGATAAAGGATATAAAGTTCTAGATCCTCATATCGGTGCTATTTACGGCGATTCTATTACATTAGAAAGAGCTGAGCAAATTTTATCAAGATTAAAAGAAAAAGGATTTGCTTCAAGTAATATCGTCTTGGGCATCGGGTCATACACCTACCAAATGAACACTCGTGATACATTTGGATTTGCAATTAAAGCAACTTCAGCGATTATTAACGGTAAAGAAGTTCCAATTTTTAAAGATCCTAAAACGGATAGCGGAATGAAAAAATCACAAAAAGGTCGTGTAAAAGTTTTAGATTCTGAAACATTTGTTGATAATTTGTCAAAAGGACAAGACGAAGGTGGTAAACTTGAGCTTGTATTTGAAAATGGCCAATTAGTTAAAGAATATTCATTCGATGATGTTCGTAGAAATAACAGAATGAACTAACAAATTACATTGTTTATATAAAATAAAAAGATATGTAGACAATAAATTTACCTTTATTTCATGTAATTATCGAAAAATTAAAGAATTGTTTGAATAAATTAAAGGAATATAGATGGAGAAGTATGAATTAAATTGGATAGGTAAAAACTATGCAAAAAGTTTAGCTAATAATATTTCAAATTACCATTTAGTAGAAGATGTTGAACATAATACTAAGCTTGAAAATAAAGATAGCGGAAATATACTAATATGTGGTGATAATTTAGGAGCATTAAAAGCTTTAAGCAATGAATATAAAAACAAAGTAAATGTGATTTATATTGATCCACCTTATAATACCAGGAAGAAGTTTATTTATAATGATAATTTTACTTATACAGATAATGAACTTCAAGCTATATTTAACTGCAGCCTAGCTGATCTTAAAAACATTAAGAAGAAATATAGCAAAGAAGAGATTTCACATAGTGCTTGGCTTACTTTTATGTATTCTAGGTTATATCTAGCTAGAGAATTATTGAAAGACGATGGCGTTATTTTTATTTCAATTGATGAAAATGAATTTGCTCAATTAAAGTTATTATGTGATTCAATTTTTGGCGAAAATAACTTTGTTGGGACAATGATATGGAGAAAGAAATCAGGAGGTGGACAAACGGATGAGTTTTTCGTAACTGAACATGAATATATATTTGGATATAGAAAATCATCTCAATTCATTTGGAATGATAAACATGAGAAAATTGACCAGAATGAATATAAATATACATATTCTGATGGTTCACTATATAAAATTATTAAATTAGAAAAATGGGGAAGCTCATCACATAAAGAAGACAGACCAACCATGTATTTCCCAATTAAAGATCCTGATGGAAATGATCTGTATCCTATTGCACCAGACAAAAAAGATGGTAGATGGAGAGTTGGAAAAGAAAGATTATATAACTTAGTTAAAAACAAACATATCCATTGGATAAAAGATAAAAAAGAGAATCGATGGGTTCCATATGAAATGAGCTTTTATAATGAAAATCAAATAAAAATATTAAAAAGTAGAAGTATTTTATATGACTTAGCTGAGACTGGCACTGCTACAAAACTCCTTACAAAAATATTCAATGAAAAAGATATTTTTTCTAACCCCAAGCCTATTGAGTTAATAAAATACTTACTTGAACATACAAAAAGCGAAACAGTCCTAGACTTCTTCGCCGGCTCCGGCACCACAGGACATGCCGTGATGCAATTAAACGCAGAAGATGGTGGTAATCGTAAATTTATCTGCGTACAGTCACCTGAAAAAACGAATGAAAAATCCTACGCTTTAAAAGCAGGTTTTAAAAATGTTTTTGATATTACAAAAACTAGAATCTAGAAAAGCGCTGATAAAATTAGTAAAGATTTTCATGAAACAAAAGTAGATCTAGGTTTTAAAATATACACCTTAACATCTATCTAGGATGAACAAAACGATAAGAACTAAAAAGTTACAAAGCTTAAATAAAATTATATTATAAGGTAGATAATAAGTCTACCTTTATTTTTATGTAATTATGGAAAAAACATTAGAACAATTACAGCAAGAACTTGCTGAAGATATTAAAATTAATCTAATAGGATTACAATAGCAAATTGCAAATAATCCTTACTTGTATTCTAAATGGCTTAATTATTTTTAGAATGTAAAATTTTTAATGAAGCAAGCTGAAAACGAAAAATCTAGAACATTAAAAGCAAGACTTGACTATTATACAGGCCGTGAAGGTATTTGTATGGAATCTTATGAAAAGTCAGAATTGAAAATTGTTTTAGCAGCTGATACTGAATTACAAAAAGCAGACTAGAAGTTATATGTATTAAGCTTAAAATTAGATTTTATTCGAGAAGCATTAGAAGCAATTAAACAACGTGGATTCGCATTGAAGAATATCCTAGATAGAGATAAATTTGAACAAGGGGAATTCTAAGTGAAATTAAAAACATTTATTGCGTCTGACTTTCATATTGACTTTTGGGATTCTGATTTATCTGATAAAGAAACTGTTTTTAAGTTATTAAAAATTAAAGAAACTGATAACTTTGATTTGATTATTTTAGCCGGTGATATCGGACAGTGTCATAACTCAACTGCTAAAGGAAAATATATTTCATTTATCAGACACATGTGTTCTTTTGGTTGCCCAGTTATTTTGATTAAAGGGAACCACGAAAATTATCAAAATCAATTAACTGATTCTAAATTCTTTTGCAAATCAATACAACAAGAACTATTTTCTAATTTATATTTTTTAGAAAAGGAATATATCGATTTGTTTATAAAAGATAAACCTGTAAGAATTTATGGTGCAACATTATGGACAAATTTTAATAATGCAGAACCGATGGCGATGTTAGAAGCAAAATTAAAAATGAATGATTTTGGAAAAATGATTTTAAAACCTGGCTATAGAAAATTTTTACCAGAAGATGCATTTGTTGAATTCGATCAATCGTGGCAAAGGTTAATATCAGCTTCTCAAGGATTAAAAAAAGATCAAGCATTTATTGTAGTTACTCATCATGCTCCTTTACAAAAGTTTGTTGATAATTTTAGAAAACTTAGAAATTGGAATCCAGAAATAGAATTATTAGATTATTCATATTTTTCAGATTGTTCTAAAATGTTTAAAGATCTACAAAGAAAGCCAAATTATTGGATTTCTGGACATATTCATAGCCCAATTGAATTTGAAGAACAAGGTATTAAGTTTATTTCAAATCCTTATGGGTATGAAGAAAAATATGAAAAACGATTATATGAAAATCCAATAAAAGAATTAGAGGTATAAAATGAGAATTTGTCCTATTTGTAAAACTGAGTTATTAGACCAAGATGTAGAAGAAATTATGGGCAAGAAAGTCCATAAAGGTTATTGTGCCCAAGTAATGGTTGAATTATTAACAAAAGATAATGAAAATTATCATGATAAACCAATTACAGAATCAGTGAATAATGAGATTTCTGAATATCAATTATTAAGTTAAGGAGTATCTAATGAGTAAATTATGTTTATTAAATTTAGAATTAAGTAAAATCATTAATTCTATTAAATTACGCGGCGCACTTTCTGAAGGATGGAATGGTTCACCAGCAGAAGCTTGGGATGGATTTATTTCTGATGAAGGCTGGGAAGTATAATATGGGCGTCGATGCATCATAACAAATTAAAAAGGAGCTTAATTGCTCCTTTTATTTTAACTAATAAGAATTAATCTAGTATTCAAATTTCTCTTCATTATATCGTTTAATACGATCTAATCCATGTTTCAATGCATAATTCTAATGTGTAATTTTACCAGTTTTAGCAGATCTGATGCTCAAGTCATCTATAATATCGTAAACTGTAGCAAATTCTTTATCTTTATGTAATCTTAAAGATCTTCCAATGGTTTGTAATACTGTTACTTTAGATTTAATTGGCTATCCAAAGATAACGTTCTAAAGATTTTTAATGCTGATACCAGTTCCTGTAGTTGCGTACTATGCTACGATAATAATTCCAGAAACTTTATCAGCAAGTTCTTGAATTTTTACACGATCTTTAGTTTTAATTTCACCATTAATAAAAAATACTTTTTCTTTTGGATATGATTTACAAATCTCTTCATACATCATTTTACCATGTTCCTAATATCTGAACATTAGTAAAGTATTCTCATCATTATTTTTTGAAGAACATCCGATAGCAAGTTTTGCCAATAGTTTACAACGTTTTTCATTTTTTATAATGAATTTTATTTCTTCATCATAAGTATCTTTTTTGTGTTCTTTTTTATCTGATTCTGGATAATCTATTTTTAATGCTTTTATTTTTAATTTAGCAACTTGCCCTTCTTCCATCAATTGATTTGTCTAAACAAGTTTAATAATATCGCCAAATAAACCAATATAATTTAAAATGTTTGCTTTACCATCTTTTAACTAACCGGACAACCCTATCTTATAAACACAATTGGTCATTAATTTAACCATTTGCTATATGCTAGCACCCGTCTATAGATGAGTTTCGTCAACAATAAGCATTCCAAATTGTTCAAACCATTCTGGGTCTTTTTTATGAGCAGATTGCCAGGTCTAAACTACAACAGTTTTATCATAAACAAAATGAGATGTTCCTGCTCTAATTTCTGCTATATCAGATTCTTTGAATAATCTATAATCAATTAAATCATTCTTCATTTGAGCAGTTAATGATGTTGTTGGAACAATCACTAATATTTTTTGATCAAAATTTTCTGAAAACCATTTTGCAAGTAATGCAATCATTAATGATTTACCAGCAGATGTTGGGGCATTTATAATTCCACGATTTTTTTGTAAAGCTTGAAAAACAGATTCTCTTTGATACCAATATGGATTAATTCTTTCACCTTTAGCCCAAATTTCTTTTGAGTCAACCCATTTATCAAATTCTTCTTTTGATTCAAATGCTTTGTGAGTTTTTAATGTATCAGAAATTTCTATTTTATATTTAGACTCTACGCAAAATTTAACAATGATTTTTAGTAAACCTAATGGAAACTCTCCATTCTATCCAACGAGCTAGATCTTTCCTGACCAAGCACCATATTTATATTTTTTGTTAAATCTATAGCCTTCTGGCTGAAACTAACAATAATCTTTAATTTCCCATAAGGCATCGTTGTCAAGAGTCTAGATTTTACCGTATGTTTCATTAATTTTCTAGAATCTAATCATAATAAAAGTTTAATTAATTTATTTTTAATTTATTATATAAAAGTTATATAGATATTTAACTTAACTACAAGGGCATTAAATGACTGAAATAACAACTAAACCAATTGATATTAATATTCCAAGACAATTATCACCTTTACATGATAAAGCTGGCGAAATTCTTGAAGAACTACAAGATATTGATAAATTCATTAATGATTTGAATAAAGAAATTGAATTTGAATCAAAACGAGGTGATTATCAAGCTAGTATGTTCTTAAAAAATACAAGAGATATTCCATTTCATGTTATAGATATGCAAGCATTAGGGCTTCATGAAAAAGCAGTTAAAGCATGTGAAAAACTTGTTAAAATTTTTAAAGCAAATGGGTATAAAGCAGAATATAGTATATTCATTAGTTATATTGTTAAAGTTTCTTGGAACCCTGTAGTTGAATATCCAACAAAAGAAGAATCCTTATTATATAAATTATTAAAATTTTGGAGATAATATGTACAAATTAACAAAAGAATTTTTAGAATCTCAAATCGAAGATGTTCAATATATTGAAACCGTTTCTGGCAGATGTGTTCATTGCGTTATTACGGTTAAAAATGGATATGTTTTTCAGGGTGATGCTGGGGTAATCGATCCAGAAAATTTTGATTTTGAAATTGGTAAAAAAGTTGCATACGATAATACATTTGATAAAATGTGGAATGTATACGGATATCAAGTACAAGAAAAATATTATCGAGAAAAAGTTTTGACATGGGAAGATAATGTTAAAATTGAACTTGATGAATTGGAAACAAAACTTGAAAAATTAGATAAAGTTTGTTCTCATTTATCATCGGATGAATTGTTACAAAAACAATTTGAATTATTAAAAGCATATAAGCACGTTCTTGAACAACGTCTTAAAAAATTCTAATGGGAGAAAATATGATTTCTATTCAAGTAGTTAATAAATTGGTTGCGATTTTAGAACAAAGATTATCTTATAATCTATCACCTTCGATTTTTATTAATGTGTCTAACCCTAAAGGAAGCTTAACAAGAGATGAAGTGAAACACATTCATTCTGAATTTATTGCTAACATGATTGGTCAAAATGATGGTAAAGAAATTGACCCGGAACAACCGTATGATTATCGTCAGGCTTTTGGTGATTACGAACTAGTTGTAGAGAAATTGTATACAGTAGATGATAACATTTTATTGATTTCATTAACACCAGCCACGATTGTTGGTAATGCTATTGATGATTTATTATCGGATCTCCCTCTTTTAAAAGAAACTATGATTGAAGAATTAGATGCTGTTGATGTAACAATTAAAGTAACGTATTAAAGGTAAAATATGAATTTGTTTAAAAAATATCCAAGTATTACAAATGCTTCGCAAAAGAAAGTAATCAATTATATCCGTATGAATTTACCGGAACAAACATGGATTGTTTCTGAAAAAATTCATGGTGCTAATTTTCAAATTATCTTTGATGAAAATAATAATATTTCTTTCGCATCAAGAAATCAATTATTAGATGAATTTTCAAGTTTCTATGATTTGCCTGGGTTAAAACGTGTAGAAAATAATGGAAAAACATTAATTCAGCGAGTAACTGAATTAAACGATTATCTTCGTAGTTTTTATGGACCTACATTAAAAGTAGTTAATTTATTTGGTGAATACGCCGGAACATTAACCACTGGCAATAAAATTCAAAAAGAAGTTGACTATGGTAATCAAGAATTTTATTTGTTTGACATTTTCTTAACATTTGTTAATGAAGATGCTGAAGTTCCATTAGCAGTTAATAAAGAAACGGTTAAAATTTTAGCAAATACTTATTGTTTAGCATCCCCTGTTATTTTATTACAAACAAATAACTTAGATGAAGCTTTATCGTTTCCTAATGATTTTGATTCTATTTCTGGTAATTTAAAATATAATCAAGAATTATACGATAAAGAAAAACTAACATTCACTGGTAAAAATATTACCGAAGGTGTTGTTATTGAACCATTAGATGTTACTTTTGCTAGATTCGGGCGTATTATTTTGAAGAATAAAAATCAAAAATTCTCAGAAAATCATACATCTAAACCGATTAAGAAAGAATCTATTTTGTCTGAAGAAGAACAAAAATTCTTAGAACAGATTATTGGATATGCTAATGTAAATCGTGTTTCTAATGTGTGTTCCCACATAGGTATTTCTGAACGGGAAGAATTACAAAAATCATTTGGTAATGTGGTGAAAGAAACGATGTTAGATGCAATAGAAGATATTAAAAAGGATTTTGAAGATATTAGTTTATTAGATAAAGTAATTAAACTTTTTAATAAACGTGTTGCTGAATCAGTTCGTGAATATTTGATTTCTTTATAATTTTATAGGCGATTATTAAATCGCCTTTATTTTTATAATAAATAATAAAATAAAAATATAGTTAATAGAGAAAATTTGCAAATGATTAGATTAAACTATACTCCAGAATATACCGTTGAAGACGGCGTTTATACAGTTCCATTAAAAATCGAACAAGATGGAAAAGAAATCACTGGTCAAAGAAATATTACTGCTCAAGTAAAATAGACTACAGCAAATATTTTAACGCCAGAAGTAAAATTAAACAAATCTGCTGTTATCAAATTTGATAACCCAGAAGATCAGGTTGAACTTTATATTACAATTCAAGATGAGCCTCAGCCATTAGTGATTGGCTTTGAATTATCTAGTCCAGAAGAAACTGCTGAAACAACTGCCGAAACAGTTGAAGATACTGAACATCATGAAGATGTTCAAGAAACTGCAGAAGTTACTGAACAACCAGAAGTACAAGAAACTGATACTGTTTAGGATGAATTAGAAGCCCATACAGACACTTTAGAAAAAACCGAATAGAAACCTACAGCTACAGAAGAAAAATCTACTACAGATGTTTCTGGTTACCCTATTTTAACAAGCACTCAAAGTGTTAAATTTGATTTCATTTTTACATATCAAGCAAATGAAATTTTATCTGGAACGATTAAAGATTCATCTACACAAAAAGTTTATAACCAAGCTATTTCAGTAAAAGACAAAATTGTGTTCTATCGTGATACAAATACAAACTTATATTATTGGATCACTGAAGATAAAGTATTATTTGCCTCTGGATATACAGAGCTTTTACTACTTGTAAATGAGTACTTAACTTCTACAAAATAATAAGGGCATATAATGGCTAGAATTTTAGAAGAATTACTACAAGAATAGACAAAAACCAATGCAATTTAGGGAACTCGCCCGTACTTAGTATCATTATAGAAAACAGTTGCCTCAAGAGTTTTCCGTGATATGGTAGCTATTCAACAAACAAATAACCCAGAAGCACAAATTTTTGGGTTAAAATATTTGACTGAAGATGGTCAAACTTTGCATGATAACAATTTAACAGTAACAGGCGCAAATAGTAAAAATAAAGTTAAAGATTTGCCTGTTTTATCAAGTGGTTTATCTGTAACTAAAGATAAAGTATATAGAACGCCTGATAATGATGCAATTTATATCGCAGTTAAAGCTGGAACATTAAGCGCTGATACAGATTTATCAGTTGTTGTGTTAAAAGCTGTTATCGATGGAACATTAAGATTATATTCAGACGCCGCTGAAGTTTCATATACTGAAGGCGAGGCACCTATTGAAGCTAAATTTGAAATTGGTAAATGGGTTGTTCCATGTAGAACTAGAAAAATCTAGATCAAATTAACGCAAGAATTAATTCAAGATCTTGAAGCAAATGGAATGGATTCTGTTGCAATTGTTGAAGATACATTAGCAACAGCTTTGGTTAATGAAGTTAATAAAGATATTATTAGTAAATTAATCACCGTAAGTAAACGTTTTGATGATAAAGCATTAGGTATTACTAATGGTTTTATTGATTTATCAACAAGAACTGACCCTTTATGGCAAATTGGTAGAGATATCAATTCTATGATTGGTGCAGCTGCTGCTAAAATGTTATAGAATACAACATATTCAGCTACTTATGTAATTGTATCACCGGATGTGTATGGTTTATTATGTGGTGCTGGTTTAGTTGTTTTTAATCAAGAATCGGAAATGACAAGATCCCATGGGTATTTAAAATCAGGTCTAAAAATTTACATCGACACTTATAGCAAATTTGACTATTTTGTAGTTGGATGTAAACATAATATTGATATTGCTGAAGCCGTATCAAAAGATGAAGAACCTGAAGATGAAGAATATATTCCAGATGATATTATCGGTTCTTTATATTATTGCCCTTATCAGGAAGAAGACGGCTCGTAGATTTATATTTCGAGAGATCCTATGAGTTTCCATAATAATATTCTTTTAATGACAAGATATGCATTATCAGTTAATCCTTTTATTGATTAGGATGAAAAAATTAATCGTGGTGATGATTGGAATAACTTAATTGGTAAATAGAAGTTATAGATGTTTGTCGGAATTAAATTAAAAAGTAATTAATTAAGATTAATAAATTATAATTGGGTTTAGAATAATTCTAAACCCTTTTTTTATTTCGAGGATATATGAAACCATCATTAGAAAAATTAAAAAATACCAAAAAACACTTAACGAGTATTTCTATTATAGAATATGTAAATCAATATGCGCGTAAAATCCTCATCAATTAGTTATATGGTGCGCTAGGGAATAATCACTTTAGATTTTATGATTTAAGAAATGCAGAAGCAGTTACTTCTACAGGACAACTTGTTATTCAATGGGGTGGTCATGCTATTAGTAATAAACTAAATCAAGTATTAAAAACAAATGATAAAGATTATATCGTCTACCAAGATACCGATAGTGCTTATGTCAATATAGACCCGTTAATGCAAATGTATATATCAAGAAATCCAGATTCATCTATGGAACAGAGAGTTAATAAAGCTGATGAACTTCATAATAAATTAATTCAGCCTGCTATTGATAATGCATACCAAGATCTCCACAAATATATGAATTCATTAGAACATTTAATGTTCATGGACCGTGAAATCATTGCAAGTTCAGCGTTTTGGACCGCTAAGAAAAAATATGCAGCTGTTGTGTGGGATTCTGAAGGCGATAGAGTATACGATGATACTGGCCATCTAACATATAAACTAAAAGTAATGGGATTAGAAACTCAGAAATCTAGTACACCGCCTTTTGCTCAAAAAGCTTTGAAAAAAGCAATTGAAATTATGTTAACTAAAGATGAATCTGATCTTCAAAAATATGTTAAGAAAGTTAAAGAAGAATACAGATCCCAACCATTAGATCAAATTGCTCAAATTTCATCTGTAAATGGATTTGATAAGTATATTGATACTAATTTATGGGTTACATTAAAAGGTGCAGGTCAAAATCATAAGGCTGCTGCTGCGTATAATAAACTGCAACAATATCATAAAGATTTAGAACCAATTAAATCAGGTGACAAAATTTATATGCTAAGATTAACTATGCCTAATACAGTTGGCGAAGTATTTGGGTGGCCAACAGGAACTAAGCCTCCAAAAGAATTTAATTTAGATCTTGCGAATATGATGGATTTGAACACAATGATTGAAAAAGGATTTGATGCACCACTTAAATTAATGGCTGAAGCAATTGGATGGCAACATGAGAAAAAAGCTTCTTTAAGTTCATTATTTGAAATTTAAAGTTAATTATTATAGTAAAGATATAAAATAGATTCGTACTTAACAGGAGGACTTATGTTTATTTTTGTAAAAGAAAATATTTTAGTGGAATTTAAGAAAGATGATAAAATTTTCTTTGTTGCTAAAGTTGAATCAGGGCATCCATATATAAAAGATGTTATTTTAACAACTCATTATTTTGTTGAAGAACATAAAAATGGTACTATTTTAACCGCTGTTTCCGGAACATATGAAGAGTGTTATGATCTTTTGAAGGAAAGAGTATAAAATAAAGGAGGCATTGCCTCCTTTTTAGATTTTGATTTGCTCTATAGATTTAATTTGAATTCTAAGTTGTTTTGTAGAACTCTACTAGATTTTTGCATATACTGTAGATTTATCTTGTGATAAAACAAATTCAACAGTAAATAGTTTTTCTGGTGAAGTATATAAAACACCGTACTCAGTGCTTAATACTTGATCTTTATCCGTTAAAACAAGAACTTCCATCAACTGCTTATATGTTTGCTCTGCTGTATTAATAATCTCTTCTCCAGAAATTAATAATTTTAATGCAGTGTAGTCTTTTGTTTTAAAGATTTCTTTTTGTAGAATTTGTTGTCTCGATAAATCAATAACATCATCAATTGGGACATAATGATTCCCATATAACGGGGTAACTAAAGATTTCCAACCACGAACATTTAATTGTGAATCATCTGTACACACAAATTGAATTTCACAAAAATCTTGATTATATTTTTGTACTTGCTTGCCATCAATATTACCACCAGAATTTGCATCAACCTATAAAGTAAAGTTTTTCCATGAACCATCGAAATTCTAAATTCTAACTCTTTCACCTGCTTTACAATTTGTTGGTAATCTAATTGTTAACGGACCGTCTGATGTGCTGATATCATGCATCTAACCGATTTCTATTTCTGTGGTATATTCTGATCTAGGGAGTTTTTGATAATATCCAGTACCATGAATAATCATTAAATTTTGGCCATCGTTACCTTTTAGTAATCGTCTGTCACCAAATACACTGTATAAATCCTAGAAAACTTCATTAATTTTTACGCCACCATTAAAAATGATATCACCGGTCTAAGCGTTACCAATTTCTCCGACGTCAATTAATCTTTTCTTATTCTGAAATTTCATTAAAGTTAACCTTTGTTTTAGTAATAATTTGCAAATTATTTTATATTATTTAAGAACAATTATAAAAGAGGGATTATATGAAAAAGTTATTATTTGCTTTATTAGTTTCGATGAGCGTAAATGCTGGTGTCTTTTCTAATGATGATCAATATAATTATTATGTATTATGCAAAGACCAAAATAAAGAACTTATTTTACAAGCAAGAAATAAAGAAGACCAAACAATTAAGTATGATTATCATTCAACTGAGTTTGGTTTTAACGAATATTATTCTGGCGAATTTATAGAAATAATTAATATGAAATGTGTTACAATTATTACAAATAAGAAATATAAAACCAATAAATTAAGTGATTTCTTCACTACTTTAGAAGAGGTGAAAGGTGAGTAAATTTTATTCAAATGTATATTCTCGAGGAGAATATCTATATCATAGATATTTTGAAAATGGTCAAGATAAAATTGAAAAAATTCAAATGCAGCCATGGTATTTTTTGAATTGTAATCATGAAACAGGATATCAAGATATTTATGGGAATAACGTTCAACGCTTTGATTTTAATTCTGTTAAAGAATATAGAGATAATCGTCGGTTGATGATAGACGCAAATCAAGAAGTACTTGGGCAAGAAAATCTTGAATTATTATATTTAGCTGATTTATACCCAGGCCCAGTTAGTTTTGATGCAAGTAAGTTAAGAATTGCATCTATCGATATTGAAACAGTTTCAAAAAATGGTTTCCCATATCCAAATGAAGCAAAAGAAGAAATTGATGCTATTTCTCACATTGATTCAATTACAGGTGATATCTGGCTTTTTTCAACTAGAAAATGGGACAGAAATAAAAGTACTTTATCTAAAGAAATTTTAAAGCGAGCTAAATATAAGTATTTTAATTCAGAACAAGAAATGTTATTAGATTACTTAACATATTGGAAATCTAATTATCCTCATATTGTAACAGGCTGGAATATTGACAATTATGATATCCAGTACATGGTGAATAGATATAATAAATTATTTGGAGAAAAAGTCACATCTAATTTTAGCCCATTTGGATTTATTGGTTCAAGAATTGCAGAAGGCTCTAGCGCAGATGATGAATTCCCAGAAAAAACTTATTCATTTGCTGGTATTGCTATTTTGGATTATCTTGCTTTATATAAAAAATTCAGAATCACCGCGAGATCATCATATAAATTAGATTTTATTGCTGAATTAGAACTCGGTGAAAATAAACTTGAATATGATGGTCCTTTATGGAAACTTGCGGAAGAAGATCCTCAACGTTATTGTGATTATAACATTCAAGATACTTTGTTAATCGAAAAACTTGATAATAAATTAAAATTTTTATTATTGGCGGTAAGTCTATCATATTACTCACATATTAATTTTGAAAAAGTATTATCACCTGTAACAACATGGGATGGGATTATTTTTAATTCTCTTTTAAACCAAAATAAAATTGTTCCGATGAAAAGATCTCACCCTAAAGAAACCTATGTTGGCGCCTATGTAAAAGAACCTAAAATTGGAATGAGATACGGATGGATTGTGTCAGACGATCTCACAAGCTTATATCCCTCAATTGTAAGACAATGGAATATTAGCCCAGAAACAATCGCAGGAAGAACAGATTATCATTCTGTTGAAAAATATTTGAATAAAGAAGTAAAAACTTCAACAGAATATGCTCAAGCAGCAAATGGTATGCTATATCGAAAAGATAAACGTGGTATTATTCCAATTGAAATTGAAAAAGTTTTCTTCCAACGTAAACATCATAAAAATAATGAATTCTTTGCGAAGAAAGTAAATGAATTAATTGAATTATCAATTAAATTATATGATAAACTTCCAGATGATTCAGATTTATATTGTTTTGAATACGTTGAACTATCTGAACAAGAAATTCAGTCTAAAATTTCTAATATGTCAAAAGAAGATATGAGTAATGCATATAAATTAATTGAAAAGGATTTTGGAATATTAAATAAATTTATCTAAATAGAATAAAGAGGTAAAATATGAAATCCTTACAAGAATTAATGAATGAATCTTTAATCACCGAAAAAAATATTACACTTGATGCTGATGTAATTTTTGACGGCGGTGCTAAAGAACAAAAAGAAACTGAAAAGAAATTCGGTATTAAATTTAAATTTAAACGCGGTCATGAATGTGATATCACTGGCCCTAAAGATAAAGTTAAAAAATATATTTTATCACCAGATGGTTATAACATGGATAAGTTAGACGCTGAAGACATGTTCCCAGAATTATTTGAATAATAAGATATGCCAAGTTATAGATAGTTAATTACATCTAAATTTAGAACTCAAAACTTAGTAAACTTTATGAACAAGGTGGGTGATTCTGCTGATAAAAATTCCATTTATTTGTAGTTTGGTAAAGAATCATCTTGGTCAGAACGCGAAACTGAATAGGATTTTAGCCCACCAATGCCTCTAGATAACACTGCTGGTATAGTAGACGTATGGAATAACATGGTTGGTATTATAAAGATACCAGAGGCTTATTTTGATGCTGTAATTCCAAGAAAGGATTGGGGCGATTAGAGATATGCAACCTCAAAAACATTCTACATTAATGATATTATTGCAGTGAATACTGGTATTTTTAACCAGATTGCACCAGGCGAAGGTATTAAAGTTTATAGATGTGTTGATGTTCCAAGTGAAGGTGAATGCTCTATTGATATCGCAACAGATAAAATCACATGTTCAAAATTTGGCGGTAAATGGACACCAAAATATGAATCTATTTATGCGCCTAGAGGCACTGGCGATGCGATTGATATGGAAGATGGATATAAGTGGGAATATTTGTATTAGATTCCCGTTGATGTTGTTGTGAATAGAGTAACAAATGAATACCTAGTTGTTCCTATGCCAGATGAACTTTAGAAAAACCCAGAAAAATGGGGATATAAAAATGTATTAAGCTGGGACTAGGATAATCAATTAGTATTTAGAACAAAATGTAATACATTAAGATTTAAAGCATATATGGATTCTATTTATTTTCCGGAAACAACATTACCTGGAAATACTGGGTTTAGACAATTAGGATTAATTATGAATCCAGAATTAAAAGATTCCACTTAGAAAAGTAAAATTAAAGCTACTGGGAATTCTCATCGTAAAGATGATTTACTTCAACATTCTGGTGAATTGCTTTATATTGAAAATAGAACACCTATTATTAGATAGATGGACCAAAC